AATTTTCTCTCTTCTTCTATAATTAAATATCTCCTCAATTAGCACAATGTATGCAGAAGTAGTAGGGCAATCCTTTAATGAAGTAGGTTGTTGTTTTAATTTCTGAATAAACTCATTCATATCAAAACTTTTGTTTTTAAACATTCCCAGCATAGCAAAAACAAATCCTCTTCTTTTCCATCCATTATAATATGGCGATACTAAAGCTATTTTTTCTATGTTTTTTTTGGCTTCTGCAAGGTTTTTTATCTTAAATGTACCATTGAAAAATTCTTCATTTTTACCGCCTTTAGATACTCCGCAAAGCAATGTTAATGTTTCGTTGTGTCCAATGTTATAATCTTCTTTAAATGCCTTATATTTAATGTAATCGGCATAACCTAAAGAACAATATCCCTCCAAATAATCATCCATATTCCAAGTCTTAGAATTTTGGTTAAGAATGTGTACTTGAGATAATCCGTAACCTTTGCATATTACATAATGCAATGGCAATTTCAATTCTTGGATAACATCAAATCGGTGTTGCCCATCAATAATTTCATACTTTTCATTTACAATGATTATCGTAAATAAATAGTTTTCACTCATTGACTTTTTTAGTCTGTTAATGTGGATTAAATTTTTATTTCTGTTGCCATCAATTGACTTAAACAAAAAGTAATCTGTTGTTGTGTGAACTTGGTTAGGTTGATTTTGATTGTTGTTCATTTTTTTTGTTTTAATTGTTAGTAATTGTTTTTAGTTTATTTGTTTAACTTTTCTTTTTGCAAAAAATCCCTTCAACTCAGGATGTTCAGCCTCGTACAACCTCGCATAGTAAGGAGTATAATTGTTGTTGACCTTGAATCCATCTTTCTTAATTTCATCGTGCTTTGTGAACCTAACAATGTGCAATACTCCATCGGATGAATACTTCTTAAATCCTCTGTTTATAAGCTGAGCAATTACTCCTTTGTAATACTCGTAAACCTTTGGATATTTGGCATGATACTCAATAAATTTTTGTGGGTAGGTTTCCATGATTAAGCAAATTTAATTTTTAGCAACTCTATAAATTTATCCCTCTGTTTTATGACAAAAGGACTATTCATTTCTAAACGTGCCTTAAATGTAGGGTCTTTGTGTTCTTCAACTATTATCATTCGCTTTTTTTCGGGTACTGGATAAACTAAACCCATATTATTCATAAACTCAGTTTCTAATAAGTAAGCACAAAATTTCCAAACAGGTTTATCAAACAAAAACATGTACATTTGCCCTTGATAGCTTTGAGCCTTGTCAATTCCTTTTAAATAAGATAACCACTTATGCAAAGAAGTTGGACACTTATAATCTATACCTGCGTTTTCTTCTAAAGCATCACAAGTTCCTGCCCATTCTTCAATTCGTTTAAATGATCCAATTTGAACTTCTGAATTATAATGTTTTTGATAAAAGCTATGAGCAAAAACTTCTCCCATTTGACCGTGTTCAGTTTGCCAACCTCCACCATTTTCATCATAAAAATTAAAAAATCGTTGCATTGCTAATTGTTCAGCGTAGGTAGTTTGGCCTACTTTGCCATCCCCCCTATCGGGAAATAGAACAGAGCATTTACTACCAGTAATGCAACCAATTCTATCTCCCTCAAATTTATCTATTGCAAATTCCATAATTAATCAATTCTTTGATTTTTAATACGAATTGCATCTACAACTTCGCCAAATGCTTTGACCTTTGCTACATACATTAAAACTGCTCTTCCTTTCCATTGTTCAATGTATGGAGTTTCTAAAACCTTTGTAATTATTTTGCAATTAGTTTTATTTAGAATTAGGGGCTTTTTTGCATTGCTAAGTTTGGCAACAATACATTCTTCTTGTTTTCCGTCTGGACCTTTTACCATTTCTTTTGAAACAGTGTCAAAAATAATTTTTAGTTCAGAACCTGGTTCTATGTCATGTGAACCAATATACAAAGGATTAGTTAATTTTTTCCAATGTGTTTTTACTTCGGGTGTTTTGTTTTCTTGAGTTTCCATAGTTGTTTTTGTTGTTAGTTGATTTTCCAAATTTCAATAGTGTTGTAATATTTTCCGTTGTGTTCACGACCTCTAATGTTGATGTGGGCAGTTACTTCTTCACCTGTTGATTTGCTATTAAACAAATCAATAGTTTTGTTAGATACTTGGCAACTTATCTTTTGCGGATATTCGCCAGATGTTTCGATTACGATTTCTCTTTTTGAGAATTTATCGGAGATATGCTCTATATCTCCGATTTTGTGAATAATTCCTTTTAATTCCATTTTGATTGTTTTTTTGGGTTATTTAAGTGTGTTATAATAAACTTCGTGTTCTTCAATGACTTCAAATACTTGCTCCAACTTGTCGTACAGTTGCTCAATCCTTGCATTCTCAAGTAGATTAATAGTCATGTATGAATGTCTATCTTCTTCAATTGGCTCACCATCAAACTGAGTAAGGCGGTCAATTCTGTCAATGTATTGAAAGGTTAAGATACCATCTTTAACCCAATAATCAACGCTTTGATTATCTTTAAAGTGAAATCCGTTCATAACTCTTGCTTGGCGGAACATTTCTATCTTAGCGAATGTTACCAATGGCAAGAATGGGTCAACTGTTGTCTGTGTTTGTGTTTTTTCTAATGTGTTCATAGTTTTTAATTGTTAATTGTTGAGTACAAAAGTATAAAAATATATTAATATATCTATACTATTGATAAAAATAAATTGCAAATAATTGTTAATCAAGCTAATTAATTTTAGTTAGCGTAATTTTTTATTCAATAAATCGTACTTTTTTTTGTATTTACCTTTTTTAATAGGCTTATCAAAAGCATCCTCAATTGAATATCCTCTTTTGATTCTACTTCTTATTGCAGCCATATTATCAATTAATCCTAATTTTTCTAAAAGCAAACAAAAAGCATAGTTTTCTCCTTTATAAACTACATTAAAAGTATTTTCTCTGTTGTTATTATTTACTTTTGCAGTTACCCATCTACAATTTTCTGGACTATATCCTTTATTGTTGTCAATTCTATCTATTTGCAAACCTTGTTTATAACCATTTTCAAATGCCCATTTAATAAACAATTTATAATCTTTTTGCCATTCTTCACAAACTTGAATACCTCTTCCTAAATATCTTAAACTATCTTTTGTTTTCCCATTACATCTTTCGTGAATAGCCCTGTAAATCCTATAAATTTTTGTATTACTATAACCTTGTTTTGTTTTTTTTGTGCATCCACAACTTGTAATTCTACCTCTAACAAAATGAAGTAATAAAACATTTTTTGTATTTCCGCAATCACATTGACACTTAATTCTTCTTGGCTTAATTCCATTTGGAGATGTTAATGGTTCTATCTCTTCTATTATTGTTAATTTTTCGATTTTTGTACCTTTTATTATTTCTATTTTTTTCATATTGCAATATTATACTGCAAAGTTAACATTATTTTCGTACAATCCTATTACTTCAATAAATTTTATTCTTAACAATATTCTTTCTTGAATTGAAAACTTTCTATCTTCCTTTTTTAGCCACTTAACAATCCTTCTACAAATTACTATTTTATCCTTAATTTCTAAAATTGATAATTTTAAAATCGGCAATCCCTTTAACGATAAACAGTAGTTTTTTATTTCAACTCCAAAGGTTTTTTCTATTCCATCAACAAAAGCCAATTGATTACCAGACTTATGTTGATTATCGTGTACAGATTGAGCAAAAATATTAAAAAGGTGGTATCTAATATGAGGATTTGACTGCCTACCAAATAAATGCCCGGCATCATAAGAATTACCTAAATTTCTATTTGAGGAAATACAAGGGTGGTTTTTATCAATTAATCTAACAATCAAATTTATTTCTTTCTGCAAATCATTATTCCAATCTGATAATGTTTTGAGTTTTTCTCGCTGATCCTTATCCTTTTTCTTTTCTGCTTTGGCAATTATCTTCTTTGCCTTTTCTTTTGCCTCAGCTTGTTTTTTTTGGCCCTCTGGTGTATTGATGAGCCAAGTTATGTAATGCGATTGAGATACTTGTTTTTGCCCTAATTTGGTAGGAACAAACTCAGCACCGCAACCACAATTACATATCTTAATTTTTGCCATCAAACAAAGTTAAGCACTTACCGGCATACTTGCTAATCTCTCCTGCCAATATACTATCCCATTGATAAATGTTTCGGCCTCTAAACATTTGTTGCTGAGGAATGGCAACTTTTCGCCATCTTGAGTTGTGATTAAATATTGCCCCAATATTGTTTTGTAAATAACAAATCCCTTGTAACCAAATCTAACTTTTCCACCCTCCCAATTATGTTCAAAGGCAACTTGCAAGGCATCTATCAAGGCTTTGTTCTCAGGCAAATATCCATCAATCGCCTTGTCGTACATCTTGCCATAATGGATTATTGTAGCGTGGTCTTTGCCTATTAATGAGCCATACAAATCTAAGCTAATATAATCTTTAAACTTGAAATAAGCCATGTAGCCTATAACCTGCCTTTTCATCACTATTTGTCTGAGCCTACTTTTGTTCACAAAAATAGTTTCAAAATCCGTTCCAATGGAATCTAATAGATAATCTAAGTATTCACGGATTTCACCCTCAATAATGTTGTACTCTCTTTTTTCTTTTAGTTTTCTTCCTGCTTTTTGCATTGTTTTATTTTTTGATTGTTTATTAAAATGGACAATAATTGTCCTTACTTTCTTTTATTCCTTTCCAGTCTTTTTGTATTTTTTCCCTGACTGCAATCCTTATAAATTCATTGACATTCACATCGTATTTTTCAAGTTTTTTCAATGACTTTTTTTGTTGTTCAGTAAATGAAATTACTTTTTTGTAAGTTAGTTGTAATTCAGTTGGTTTCATAGTTTATTGATATAGTTTTGGTACGCAAGTCGAGTAGTTATGCGTAATGCCTTGCTGACGTTCTTCGATTGACATTCTCGTTTGAAATTTTTAATTAAACCATTTGAGTTCTGTCGTTCCATTGAAGCCTTTTTGCCACACATACCAAGCATAAGCAACAGCACTTCCACCACCAGCAATCATTTTTTCAAATTCAGCGTTCTTTGCACAAAGCAGCCGAGAACTTGAAACATAAACAGTCTTTGGTGGATTGGATAGGAATAGTTTTTTTCGCCCTTTACCCTCCAAAAATTGTATCTTCAAGAACATTGCCACCTTGTTTCCTTCGGGTATAATCTGCAATGCCTTTTCGATAAATTCCTGAGCATACTTGTATGGTGGGTTTGTGATTATATCTCCGTTCCATTCCAAGTTATCAATGCTCAAAAAATCTATTCCTGTTTCACCAAATCCCCTATCCATTAGGTCGGTGCTTTTTACCTTATGCTCCGCCTTTTCAAATACCTTACTCAAATGTCCTTCACCGCAAGCACACTCCCAAATATCAGGTGCAAATGTTTCAAGTTTTAAAAGCAAATCGGCTGCTTTCGGGTCTGTTGCGTAATAATCTTCATTCTGCCTTTCTTTGTCAGTATGATTGCTTGCACCTAAAGTCTTATAGATGCTGTTGCTGTTTCCTGTCCAATCTTTTGTCATTTCGTTATGGTTTAATTAAAAATTTCTATTCCGTTTCCAAATGAACATTCTGCTAAACAAGTCGGCACATACGCATAACAGCGGTTTGCCAAAATGCCGCAAGAAAGTTCCTGCTCAAATCCGAAGTTTCTGCTATGCGGCACTTCGGCAATCCGCAAAACGTTATGTGCAAGGCTACGAAAGTGCATCTAAACGAGCATTTGTTATTTCAATAGCTTTTGGGTTAATGTCGCAACCTATAAAATTTCGGTTCAGTTCTTTACAAACTACTGCTGTCGTTCCTGACCCCAAATAGTAATCAGCCACTACATCACCTACATTTGTGGATGCTAAAACAAAACGGCTTATTAGTTCCTTTGGTTTTTGTGTTTGATACATTTGTATTTCATCATCATTTTGAAAAAAACCACTTTTATCTTGCAGTCCTTTTATGTTCCACCAATCCTGCAAACTACTTCCGTATTGGTTAAGTTGTTTATTAAAAGTATATTCATTTGATTTTGTGTAAAAGTGAATGTCATCGTGTGTTCTACGGAAGTATTTTTTACCGTGTCCACCTCCCGCACCGTAACACCAAACAATAGTGTTTTTAAAGTTATCATACCCAAAAACATCATCCATTAAGCACCTAATCCAATGTGATATTCTCCAATCCATTTGTAAATAAATTGAACCGTTTTGTTTTAGCACTCGTTTCATTTCAATAAGTCTTGGTAGGTAGTGGCTTTCAATTTCGCTTCGTATTGGTTTTAAGTCTTGATAATCTCCGAAATTTCTACCCGTTCCATAAAGAATATCGCAGTAAATCAAATCTACACTTTCATCAGGTTGCGACAAAAGGAGTTCAAGGTTATCAACCGCCCTGCACATAACACGGGTTTGGCAAAATGGCTGTTCAGTAATTCTATCAATCATTCGTTTTTAATTTTAAAGTTTAGTAATTCTATTTAGCTTCGGGTTCAGCCACTTCGCCAAGCCCGATAACGTTAGTGGCAAATGCTACGTTACTGCTTCGATTTGACATTCTGCTTTTTCACAGCGTTGTTTAAAGCATTTTCCATCCATAAAGTAAGATTACCGCCAGTTGTTAAATTGGCTTGTTCTTGCCAGTTTTTTATATCTTCTGCATTAAACCGTTTCGGGAGCATAGTGTCTCGTTTCTTTTTCATATAAATGTTTGAAATTTCCATCTTTAATTAATACTTCAACTTTAGGCATTGGTATGTCCCATCTTTTTCTAAAAATTCCGCTTCTTTTAGATTTATTACCATAGTATTCTCTCATGTCATAAGCAGCAATTTTTTCATCAAATCGGTATCTCGGAAAATCATTTTCAATAACCCAACCTTGAGTAAGCCACCATTTCCAATTGTTTTTTATAAGTTTTTCAAACTCCAAAGTAGTTGAAGGTAAATATTCACCCATCTTTTCAATTAAGTCCCCAATCCAAGAAAATGTAACTTCGTCTTGAATTAATGAATTTACAATGTAATCGGATAGTTTAATTTCAAAATAGTGAGAAACAAAATCTCTTTTGCCAATAACCCTTACAATCCCATTTTTATCTACTTGAAATGGAGTGTCTGAATTTGTTTTGAATTGATACATAATTTCTTCGTTTTAATTAATTATTGTAATGCAAATGTATATACAAAAACAATACAAACCAAAATTATTTTCAATTTTTTTAAAATATTTTCTAACTGACTGAAAATGAGTGCTAAAAATCCGCATCAGCCACTAACAAGCGGTTAGCGTCATTGCCGTTTTCGTGGTTTGTTGAAGTTTTGTTTTCCATATCAAATTTTGTTTTTAAGTTAAAGTTTCGTGTTCCAAAGTCGGCAACGAACGCTAACCGCCATACCGTTATGCCTCATGCTAAAGAGACACGGTGTAATCCTTTTTCATTTGGGCTTAAATCGACACTAAAGACAAATGAAGACTTACCAGTTTCCAAAAGACCGAAAGTATCATCAAAGAAATTCATCAAATCTTTTGACGAAAACCTTAATGTGTGTGGGTCTTTACGGCTTAATTTAAAAGCATCGTCTTCATCATCTTTTACGACATAAGCAGTCTTTGCCTTTTGGTTAAATCCAAACATTAAACCATCGTTGTCATCAACATTCAAAACCTTTGCGACAATATCGCTGACAATAAACCGGCCGTTTTTTAACTCCAGTTTTATGACTGGTTTTTTAAAAGTCCTCAATTGTGAATGAGAACTACGTTTTACAAATATTATTTCTTCCATTTTATGATATATTTTTATATTGTTTTATGAGATAAAAAGCACGAAGGCATAACACGGGTTTGGCAAAATGGCTTTCCGACACACAAGCCAACGCACAAAAGCCACTTCGCCAAGCCCGAAACCGTTATGCGTCACCTTTAAGACTTCCCGAAACATAATCCTTAACCATTTTTTTAATCGGTTCGACAAATTCGACACGGACACGAAAAGCAATAGTTTTTGTTTGGTAAGGAGCAGGTTTGCGACCTGCCCCCTTTCTTTTTCCTCCTTGTTTTAGTATTTTTTGCATACACTTAGAAATAGTTTGTCAGCGATTTCAGTTGCTTTTAAAAATGTGTCAGCAAATTTTTCAATAAATACACCACCTTCTTCGTCATAAACCAATACTGAAAAGTTATTCATAAAAGTTTCTTCGATTTCACAAGTGATAGTGTTGATTGAGTTTACTTTTTTTGTTTTGTAGATTGTTGAAGTTTCCATTTTTTTATTTTTTAATTGTTATCTGAGTACAAATATACAACCTATTTTGATAACTGCAAACTTTTTTCAAAGTATTTTTCATTTATTTTTAAAATATTTTATAAATAACTGAAAATCAACACAAAAAAAATAAGGCGAACGCATAACAGCACATAAGCAAAAGCCCAAATTCCTCGCTAAAGCCAACGCTATTTGTGCCTTCGCTTATCTGCAAACGTTAGCTGCCATTTTTAGACAAGTCCTCCGAAAGTCGTTGATGAAATGTTTCCTCTCCATCATCACCTGATAAAAGCAAATCAATTCTTTGGGCATAAATCTGTGCCTTTTTTAGTAATTCAATTCCTTTTTTGAACTCATTAATTGTTTCTTCTTTAAAATTATTTGGCTCAAACCAATCTTCTTTTCTTGGTTCGGCATTATTGTTTCTTATTTCTTGTTCAATTCCATCAACTATTTCTGTGATGCTATATTGTAAGTAATCAAATCTTCCTCCTGACATAATTTGTAATTTAAAACGGCAGCTAACAAGGCTTTGCGTAATAGCCATATCAAGTGTCGTGGTTAATTTTAAGTTTATACTAAGGGCTACTACACAAAGCCCCGAATCTTTATTTTAATGATTTTTCATACATTATAGACTATAATTATAGTTAATGATTGAATTACTCACCATCCAACTCTTTGTCAGCATTTTTCTTTTTGAACGATTTGAACTCAGGATGGCTCTCGATAAATATCTTGCCAAATGCCTCTCCTTTTTTCAGACTACTGCTTGGCTCTGTTGCCTTGTAGATAATTGAATCCACAAATGCTGATTGCAATGGACTAATGACGAATTGTATTTTTTTCTTTGACATATTAATTGTGTTTTGTGGTTATTCCGTTGTGAGTTGTCTGCCAAATTCTAATCTTTTTTTCTTCTTCCTTTGGCTGTTGAATTGAGTATCTATCTCGGTGAGATGTACACCATTCATACTTTAGCAATAAATTGTTTAGGTAGTCTGTAATTTGATTTAGTTTTTTCATATTAATTGTGATTTGTTGATTGCAAAAAT